CTCTGTCCATAGAACCAATAGACCAAACATTAGAGTTGTAGTTCCAAATAACATATTTGTTAGAAGTGTATTGTGAATCACCGCTTGGGAATCCCCACCATATTTCATTAAAGTTAGAGTTATGTCCACCCCAACACGCGCCCCTACCCGGTACATTAATTTGGTCAAAAACATAATCATGCACTTCACAAGGTAATTCTCTAACACTACCATCATAAATATAAAAAGCGTTTTCACCCATCCATGCAAGGAAATTACCTGTAGATACAACTGTTCTTGGACTAATCGATTTACAGTTAGTTCCTGCATCGGCTATACCATAAACAAAAGGTGATCCAGCATAAAACATTCTGTTAATACCAGTATCACTAAAAATAATCACATCAGATCTATATTTAATACCAAACAAAGCTCTACCGCCTGTAGGTATTTGCAAGTCTCCTGCTGTGTTTGTAGCTTTCGATGTCCAGTTGTTGCGATCTTCCCTATTTGACCAAGCAACATTCCTAGGGTCATCTGACGAGCCTATAGCCACTAAATGTCTTTCATTGGTGACTAAGGTTGATAAGTTGCCTGTGGGTGCGTTGGTTACAACTGTTGCGATGGTATCAGGTGAGCCACCTGAGGAGTCTGGTTGCCATTTATAAATCTTGCCATCTTTAGAAAAAGTAAAGATTAAATCTTCACCCCAGTTGTCAAAAGAAAAATAACCAGCCCGTAAAACTAAACCTGATTGACTTCTAGCATCACCATAGTTTTCTTCACCATAATGATATGCACCAAAGCCTAATGGATCATCACTTGCATCATTAACAAAGCCTACTGGTGTGATGTCTGTCCAAGTGTTGTCATACAAGACATAAACTTTTTCTCTTGTACCAACTCCTAGAACATTATTACCAGCATTATCTTTATAACCATATAAACCTATGATAGATCCGTCTAATGCTGTGGCTCTGAGTTTTTCCCACCCGCCAATAGGTTTTAGATATCCGTTTTCAAAACGCACCAAATCACCATCGACCCAACGCCCTTTATTGGCGTAGTCTGTACCATTGGTTACGATTCCTGCAGGGGGTGTTATTGGAAATAATGCCATTTAGACATTATATATAATTTATGTTTTAAAGTAAGCAGGTAATCCAATCATCGGTCTACCATCATACTTGTTGCTTTCAGCATCTTTACCACTAGCATCGTTGTAGTGTAAAAACACTTGTCCGCAATCTTTACCTTTAAATGGTTCACGCCAGTGTTCTAATTCACAACCACGATACATCAGCATATCGCCTGGTTTTAAGTTTACTTCTACGCCTTTTTTGCCTTCTTCACCTGATGGTTCTAAAAATATAGGCCAATCATCACCACCTAAGTTCATGGTGGTAGATATCTCGCAAGAGTATCTATCTTTATGTCTTTTTAACTCATCACCTTTTTTATAGATTCTTGCATACGAATAAGTTTCAGTTAGTTTTACACCTGACTCTTTTTCCATAATAGGTTTAACTTTTTGCAATAAAGTTTCCATAACGATATCTGAGTAATGTGAATAAGTTTCAGGTATTTGTTGATCGTTCCAAACTCCAAAGTATTCAGTAAACTGTGAAATATATTTTTCATCAAACAAATGTCTTGCTACTGCTCTTTTATTTAAAAAGTATTGATAACAAAAATCTGCTAACTCTGTTGATATAGCGTTTTTAATTACTTGGTATTTATTTTTCTTAAAGCTCATTTGAATGGATATCCTAAATTCCAACACACTAAGGAGTGTCGTATTCCTTTGGTTACTGGTTTGACTCTATGCCAAACAAAAGATGGAAAGATAATCACGCTACCTTTCTTTCTAATTTCTTCACATATTCTTGGCTGTGAGCCTTCGTCTGTGTTTCTAAAATCAAACTCTAAATCTCCGCCTTCATATTCTTCAGGATCGGTTAAAGATACAGTCATGCTAAGTTTTCTTAACTTACCATGCACATTTTGATTTTCAGGATTGTTATAAGGTTCTTCGTAAGAGTCGCAATGCCAATCGTAAAACTGACCTTTCTTGTATTCGGTAAATTGACAAGCCTCGCTAAAATCCCATTCAAAATTCCATCCAGCGTTATAATTTGCTTGGTGGATGTAAGGTTGTATTTCTTTGTATATCCATCTATCTGACATCCATACAATATCAGACTTGCGTTTCTTTTGAATGTTTTTAAGTTCTAGTTTGGTTAGTTTTTTATTGTCTCTACCAGCTTCACCTGTAAGAGCGGTTTGTTTGTCTTGCTCTTTACCATAACGAACTATGTCATCACATATTCTTTCAGGTATGGCTGATTGAAAGTACCAGTAATAATATTTTAGATTCATCTTCTCTCTCTTAAGAGATCAGTATAGTTTAGATGTGGTTTAAAAGAAAGGTTGTTGTTAGTTAGTCCAGTTACCAGCTTTGACTTCTCTAAAGACTTGTCTTAAATCCCAACAGCTTGAGGCAACAACATAATCAACTGCTGGTTCAGCTACAATAACTATTCCTGAACCACCTGCACCTGATGCTGCAGCTCCTGGTCCACTATAAGAAGCTCCACCACCGCCCCCACCAGTATTAGCTGTTCCTGCTTCACCTACACCAGAACTCGGAGTATGAGTAGTAGCATTACCACCAGCTCCGCCACCACCTGCTCCTCCTGCTCCTCCTGCTTTTGGTGTTGATCCATTATTTTGTCCGCTTCCACCACCACCACCAGCATAAGTTACTGAAGAACCTGAAATAGAATTTGCTATTCCTGCTCCACCATCAGCACCACCAGCACCAGCGGATGGAGCATTTCCTCCTGCTGCACCAGCACCTCCGCCACCAGCAGTTCCGTATTCAGTATAATTTGCAGGATAATTAGAACCATTACCACCAGGATTTCCTTGACCTGGTGTTCCTGCTCCGCCTGCTTCTCCTGGTGTTGCACCACCACCAGAGCCACCTGCTTTTCCTGCATGTAACGGAAGAGATGCTACTGGTATAGGACCATAACCTGTTCCACTACCTCCACCTCCAGTAGAAGTTATAGGAGTACTAGAACCAAAAACTGTGTTATTTCCATTGTTTGATTCTTGCAATTTATTCATTACAGGGTTTCCTGCTCCACCTGCACCAATAGTAACAGGAACAGGTGATGCAGGTAAAGGATGTGGGTTAATAGCTCTATAGCCACCTGCACCACCACCTGCGTAAGCAGCACCACCACCACCAGCTACTACTAAAAGGTTACAATCAGTAGTTCTTGGTTGAGCAGTAAATGTTCCTGAAGAATTGAATGTAGTAATTTGCTCTGCTTGAGTTTCTGAAGTTACTGCTTGTACTGCTCCGATTAATCTAGGCATTAGTTACTCCAATTTCCTTGTTTAACAGCATCGTATACTGAATTCATATCCCATATTCCTGATCCTACGCCTAAACCTTGTGCTTCTTTTACGATAACAACACCTGAACCACCTGCTGCACCTGCTCCTGGTGGGGTTACATTAAATGCATTACCACCACCTCCACCGCCACCAGTGTTAGTTGTTCCAGCAACTGCCCCTATTCCTGGTCCTGGTCCAACTGGATGTGGGGATGTATCAGCGCCTTGACCGCCGCCACCAATACCACCGCTACCTCCAAGAGAATATGCCCAACCACCACCGCCTCCGCCACCAGCATAGTAAATTGGTGAGCCTGTAATACTTGAGGATAAACCAGCACCGCCTGGACCACCGTTTGTTATAGGTGCAGCATCGACTGCAGGAACTGTTGGTTCAGGTCCACTTATATTACCATTGCTACCTGGTGAACCAGCACCTCCACCCCCTGCTCCACTAGCATATTTAGGGTATATGTGGTTATTAGTACCGCCTGGATTACCTTGACCTGGAACGCCTGTTCCTGCTGAAGCTGGATATGAAGGTCGAATACTTGTAGTTGCACCTGTTCCTCCGCCTGATCCACCTGGACCTGCAGAATCTGCAAATTCTCCACTGGCTTTACTTGATGTACCATAACCACCGCCTTCTGAAGTTATTGGAGTGGGTGTGCCTAAAACTGAATTTGAACCTTTAGTACCATCTGCACCTGTGGGGTCTGATGGGTAAGATGCACCACCTGCTCCGCCGCCGCCTACTACTACTGGGTAAGGTGAGCCACCAACAACAGGATTACCTGTAGCTGTTCTAAAGCCACCTGCACCACCACCGCCTCCGAAAAATGCGCCTCCACCACCGCCACCTCCTGCGACAACCAAGTATTCAACTTCGGTTGTATAAGGAGCAGTTGTTAGAGTGCCAGTAGAATTAAAGGTGGTTATAACTTCAGGTTGAACGACTGCTGGATTATCGACACCTACTATTCCGCCATTAGAATTAGCCATGGTTAGACCTCATTCCATTGCAGATTAGTAGCATCCCATTCGTAATTGGTTGTAACTATTGGATCACCAGTATAGGTTTCTCCTAGCCATTTTTGATTATCTTCATCCCAAGATGTAAAAACTATATTGGAATCTATTTCTGTAATTGTTGGATGGGTAACTGGTGCTTCCCAGTCATCGTTAGAATCTAATGACCAAGAAGGAAAAGGTTGTGGTGAAATAAATTTATTTTTACTTGCATCATAGGTATGACCTATACCTGCATATTGTTTTCTAAAATTATTGTTGTATGAAGTTTGTTTCCAAGCAGTACCACCTGTTGAATGTGGAACGATAGATGCTACAAATGTTTCTGCTTCAGAAGATAATTCTCCTCCGTTAGCTTCTACATCATCGTTGGATATTACTATTACTCGTAATACTTCGTTGCTTGAATTAAGTTCTGCAAAGTGAGCCATATTTGTACTCCTTAAGCGTCATCTAGTTCTTCGTAACTAATGGTGTAAGTTAAATCTCCATTAGCACTTGCACCACCCTCTAATACATCTCCTTCTTCAAGATAGATGCTTGAGTTCTTATCAATAAGAACCAAAGTAGCATCTGCTGGAACAGAGATAGTTGAAGCAAATAAAACTACTGAACCACCACTTTTGATAATTCCCATTGATACATCAGCAGCGTTAGTGCCATCAATGTTTGCAACGACAATGCTATTAATTTTAATAACCTTATCACTTGCACAAGTTAATAGATCAGTTGTGAGAGTTGTTGTTAAAGCTCCATTTATGCTATTTGCATATATCGAAGTTACATTTACTAAATTTGGATTTGCCATAATATTGTCCTAATTTTATCCGAAAACCAAAGCCATTGCTATAGCTTTTCCTGTTGTTGCTTTTGTATCAAGCTGACTTTGTATGCCAGATGTTACCCCATCAGTATAATTTAACTCTGTTCCTGTTGCAGTAATTGTTACACCGCCAATAGACAAAGTTCCAGTTGAGTTTAAAGTTCCACTAGATGATAGTGTTCCTGCAACTGTTAAAGTTTTACCAGAGCCAACATTAAGGCCCACGCTTGTTCCGTTTCCTGCATCAGCAAAAATACCATCTAAAGTATCGAGGTCGGTGTTTAATTTTCCGCCCCATGTATCGGTACTTGCTCCAACCTCAGGCTTGGTTAAATTTAAGTTAGTTGTAAATGTATCTGCCATATTATTATGCCGCTTGTTCTTTTGTTAATTGAGTCCAGGTAGTATCAGGATTCTGTATTACCTCCCATTTTAGACCACCACTTGCTGAAAATCCACTTGTTTGTGAGATGGTTGATGCACCTCTATCAATCTGTGTACCAATGGCAGACATATCTGATAATGCTGCAATTGTAGAAGATGCTGCTATGGTATATCGACCCTCGGCTGTCATAGACGAGGTTTGAGCTATTGTTGCAGAGCCTCTATCAATTTGAGTACCTACAGCACTCATACCAGAAGTTTGTGCTATTGTGCTTGAACCAAGATGGACTCTATGGCCCACACTGGTCATGCCACTGGTTTGTGCTATGGTTGCAGATCCACGATCAACTTGAGTACCAATTGCAGACATTCCAGATGTCTGTGCAATGGTTGCAACACCACGATCTATTTGTCTGCCTATTGCAGACATAGATGATGTTTGAGCGGATGTAGCTACGCCAAGTTGAAAAACAGGTTGTCCGTAATGAGACTTCCCGTAACCGCCATATCCATAGCCTACTGAGGCCATGTTATTAAGCTAATGTGATGTCTAAATCACCAGCATCAAATCTGAATACATCACCAGTTGTTACAGGTTTAGATGTATCTAAGTTTGCATAAGCAAGTAAGTTTCCACCAGTTAAGGCATCTAAAATACCTACTGCAACTACAGTTCCGTAATCGGCTGTAGCTGTTGGATATTCAACTGCTGCTGCATTTGTCGCTGTTGTGGGGGATGTGCCTGAGACAGTAAAAGTAGAGGTTTGTCTTGCATAAGCTCCACCTGTTACTTCAGTACCACCACCAGTGTCATCAGGTGCTACTGTATACAATGCAACATAATGTGTTACAGGTGCAGTGTAGTTTGTGCCACCAAATACATGGTTAAGTACCTTGTCTTCTAAATAATCACTAAATCCAGCCATTTTCTATACTCCTAGTTATTACCAAAATAATAAATATCTTTTCTGCGTTTTCCGTAAGTTCTTCTTCTTTGCAT